AATGACCAAATTGTGTCTGGTCAGATGAGCGACAAATTCGATTCAAACGAGCTACCACACCACTTGGTACTCATGTATGATGATGTCGCAAATAATAGTGCTAATGAAAATTTTGACAAGCTTTTGAACGCTGTCAATTCCCAAAGTCGCCCTTTTTTGAAGGCTTCGGTCGAAGAAAAGGGTGTCATGTTCCCAGGGAATGTTGGATGTGTTATTTCAACAAATGTTTTGGGTTTTAATGCCAAGAAATCAAATTGCCCTGATTCGTTAGGAAGGCGCTTCCTACATGTGCGGGTTTCTGTGAAGGAAAGTTTGGTGAAAGAGGTATGTACTCCGGGCACCAAACGGATAGACTCAGCACTGGCAATGAAAAACGGACCTCGTTTCGATGTGTGGAAATTTGAGGTTTTTGAATTTGTAACATTTGATCCGTTACCAGAGGGCGATTTACCAGAAGACGTGGAGAAGGTCACTGGTGAAGATGGTACTTTTATGTACGCACGGAGAGTTGTTTGGACGGATAAAGGAGAGAAGGATTATACCTTCTGGGATTTAGCGTTATTCCTGGGTAAATATGCCCAAAAGCATTACAATTCACAAAAAGAGCTAATGGAGAAAATGTTGTCTGTTTCAGCTGATAATTATTGTTCTAAGTGTTGTGTGCCTCAAACGTATTGCACGTGTAACCATCAATCAGAGTTTATTTCTGGTCTTGATGATGGGATCAACCGTGTTGTCGCGAATTATGAGACGTTGTTATCATTTTACCGGAAATGGTGGGATATAACGCTGTTTCGCGCGGCATTAGGATTATCAATTTCGATGTGTCCAATTGATATTCGACGAGTGTTTACAGTGAGTTTTATCTCCTGGGCTATATTAAGCATTGCGCTTAAACTTAGTTTACTTGTCACAATTATGTGCGCTGTGGGTGGAACTGTTGTTACTACGGTGATTATTATGCTGTACGCATGGCGACGAGTATATAACACCATCGCCACACGGGCTGGAATTTTGTCACATCTAGCCAGGTCTTCAGTCGAGACGTTAAATGAATATAGAATGAAGGTATTTGTAGGTGCTGGACTTGTTTCATTCGCGTATTTGATTTATAAAGCATTTAGACCAAAAAGTGAGTATTTGACTTATAGAGAACAAATGCCCGAGACAATTCGGGCCGGTTTCTTGAGAGCAGAGAAAGCTAGGACAACTCCTATTGACGCCATCATGCCACTGATGAAACGGGACTTGGGAGTTTTAACCGTTAGAAGTGAGAAGGGACTTAGAAAGTGTTTGGCTTTCCCAATTGAGTCGAATTTTTATTTAACAGTTAGCCACATCATTCCAGAGGGCGAATTTGAAGTGACAATCGTCCATGAGAACGAGAGAAACCCAACGGTAGCGAAACAAAAGCTATCAAGTGGGCATATCTATAGGTTTGAGGGAAAGGATCTGTGCTTGTTACAGATTCCTACCGCTATTCCCCGCCGTGGGTATTTGGATTACTTGAATGGAAGAGAACAGAATTACGGTTCACAACCAGTACGTCTGGTATCGTGTGATATTGATTCTGCCACTCGCTACGAATCGGTTACACGCATGAGTCCAGGATGGACCATGTTTTCGTCGTCAATTAAGACGGACATAGCCACTATTGAGAAACCATACAAATACCCAGTTCCTTCGGGAACTAGGGACGGTATGTGTGGATCTTTGGTCGTAGATTTCTCAAAGAGTCTAATTTATGGATTCCATGTTGCTGGAAATGGGAGCACTGGATTATGCTCCACTATTTCCCGTGAAATGGTACAGAAGGCACTCCAAACATTTAAAGGATTTATTCCAATGAATAGAGGGGACCTTCAATTAGGCTCACAACAACTTGAGAAGGGTTACGGGTTTGCTGAATTGGAAGTAGGTGATCCGTCTGTAGATCAGGAACTTGAGGGACATAATTGCGTCATTGAGGGTGTGTTGCCCGGCGCTAGTGCTACCTTCAAAGATCCCTACATGAAGCATACCTTTTATAAGGATGTTGTAGAGGAGTTTGGTTTGCCAGATAATGGCCCTCCACAGCAGGTCAACCACCCTTTTCACAAGAGGAAGGCCCTAACAAAACTTACCTCACCAAATCAGGAGTTTTCAGCTGACGAGGTTGAATTTGCGCGCGATGACTATGTATCTGACATTTTAGACAAAGTGCGTTCCCTGAAGATATCCGAGAAGCAAGAACTCGGAAGGAAGTTAACATTGCAGGAAGCATTAGATGGCATTGGTGAGAAATCATTAGGGGGAATCGATAATAGTACGTCAGTTGGTTTCCCTTACAAGGGTAAGAAAATGAATTATCTTGCGAGAGATGAATTTGATGAAACTCAACCTTTGGTTCCACGTAAGCTTGTGGAATTCAATGGAGTTAACATGGAAGTCGAAGTACAGAAAATGATCGACACGTATAGGTCGGGCAAGACCTGTAGGCCACTTTTTAAGTGTTCCATGAAGACAAATGAATTATTACCGAACCACAAGTTTAAGGCGCGTGTGTTCATGGGGAGTAATTTCCCGTTTTTGTTAGTTTGCCGAATGTATTTGGCACCATTTATTCGAATGGCGTCACGATATAAATATTTATTCGAGACTGCAAAAGGTATTAACATGGATAGTGTGGAAGCTGAGGAATTATATGATTACCTCAAAGAAAATGAAGAGAGAATTGTTGCTCTTGATTATTCTGCTTTCGACCAGACCATGTCGGTTCAAGTTTCATCTGCCGTTTCAGCATGCATCTTAGATATCATGCGGGATTTGGGGTGTAGTGAGGAACATATATTCATTACCCGGGGTATTTTAACAGACATTAATTACCCCAACCTCCATTTCTTCGGCACAATTCTCCAATTAGCTAATAGTGACCCGTCAGGAAATCCAATCACTACAGAGCTGAATGGAGGTGTCAACTCTATCTATTTGAGGATCTTTTTCTTTCGATTGTATCCTAAATTAAAAGGTGTTGTACGTTATAGACAAGCAATCAGGAGTATGACATACGGAGATGATAATATTTCATCTGTTCCTGAGAAATATTCGGATTTCAATGGAACTAATATCGTACGCGTCGGCAAAGATGTAG